CAAGTCGTCAACGATCCCCGAAACATTGTCCCACCCTGCGCGTTCATCGACGCGCCATCGTGGGAAAGCTGGAACTACAACATCGTCAAGCTCACGTTTCCAGTCAAGGTGCTGACCCTCGGCCCTGCCAATTTGGATGCTCAGCGATCCTTACTCAACATTTGTGCCATGCTGCTAACGAAAAACGTGGCTGTCACCGGAGGCCGTCCAACCGTCATTGACATTGGCGGCTCGATCCTGCCTGCCTACGACCTCACCGTGACCATGCAAGCACAAACTAGCTAGGAGAACCCATGTACATCATCGTTAGCCCGCGCCTCGGTACACCAGGCGACAAATACGAGCCAGCCGACGGCGTCAACGTGCAAGCGCTCATTGACGGCGGTCTCATATCCACCGACAAACCGAAGAAATCATCTAAAGTCAAAGAAGAACCAGTCGAGGAGTAACCCAACATGGCAACCAGCGTCTATCTCTCCAATCCAAGCGTCACGATCAACAGCGTTGACCTGTCCGACCAATGCACCGCCGCCAGCATCACCTACACCGTTGAAGCGCTGGAAAACACCGCGTTCGGCTCCACGGCCCGCACTTACACGTCGGGTCTTGCCAACAACAGCATCACCGTCACGCTGTACCAGTCGTACGCCGCTAGCGAGACCGAAGTAAGCGTGTACAGCCTTGTCGGCACCACCACCACGCTCGTGTTGAAGCCATCGTCGGGCGCTGTCTCGGCAACCAACCCGTCGTACACGCTGACCGGGGCATACCTGGAAAGCCACACCCCGATCAACGCATCGCTTGGCGAACTGTCGACGATCGACCTGACGTTCACGGGTGGCACACTCACAAAGGCCACCAGCTAGTCATGTTCTCGCCAGCCCAATTGGGCGGCGCTGAAAACAAACCAAGCAAGCCCGCATTAGCGGAGCCTTGCCCGACGAAGGGTAACTAATGCGCGTCAAACTCAAAATCGACCTCAAGGACGGGCGCGAACCCCGCACAATGGTCACAAACATGCTCGCCATCGTCGAGTGGGAAAAAACAGAAAACCGACGATCCGCTGACGGCAAAGGCATCGGTTTCGTCGACATGTGCTGCTGGGCGTACATCCTGTGCAAACTCGCAGGCGACAAAGTGCCCGGCACATGGCGTGAATGGGTCGCTGAACACCCCGACATGGAAATCACACCCATCGAAGAAACCACCGACGAAACCCCTACCATCGCGGCACCTGGCGACGCTCCCTCGCTGAGGTCTTAGTTATGACGGGCTACTGGCCGCCGCAAGTGGAATTTGATACACGCGACCTGACGACCGTGTTCTATGTGCTTGAGTTGCAACAGCAACAGGCGAAGCGGGGCCGCTAATGGCAACGGTTGAGGTGATCGGTGTCAAGCAAATGTTGCAAGACCTGAAGCAGATTGATCCTGAGGCCCGCAAACAATTTGCCAAAGATGCCAAACAGATTGCCAGCCCGATCGTGGTGGCGGCGCAAAGCAAATACCCGCAGCAGGCGCTGTCAGGTATGCGTTATCGCTGGACACAAAACGGTCGCCAACTATTCCCTTGGGATCAGCGCAAGGCTCGACGTGGCGTACAGGTCAAAGTGGATGCCGGACGCAAAAAAGACGGCGTCGTGACGATCATTCAGAAAGACCCGGCAGCTGCCATTTACGACATTGCGGGACGTGGCACATCCAACCGCCTAGGTGACGCACTCACCGCCTTTGCTGGCAATCCATCGCGCGTCATGTGGCCATCAGCCGAGGCGCACATCACCGACGTACAGGCCGAAATGACCAAAGCAATTGAACAGGTAGCCAAAGAGATTGAACGTAGAATTGCGCTGATATGAGCATCCGCATACCCATCGTTAGCGAGTTTGACGACAAGGGTATTCGTGGCGCCGTAAAAGAATTTCAGTCACTTGAAGGCGCTGGCGAAAAATCAGCATTTGCGCTCAAAAAGGCGATGTTGCCTGCGGCGGCAGCAGCCGGGGCATTGGCCGCAGGTCTTGGCATGGCGACAAAAGCCGCCGCCGAGGATCAGGCCGCGCAAAAAGCCCTTGAGGTGCAGCTTGTCAATTCGACTGGTGCAACCCAAGACCAAATCAAAGAGGTCGAAAAAGCGATAAGCGTTATGTCCAAACAGGGCGCGGTCGCCGATGACGTTTTGCGTCCGGCGTTTGCCGCGCTTGTTCGAGGCACCAAAGACATCAGCGAAGCACAGAAACAAATGTCGCTTGTGCTTGATATCAGCCGGGCAACATCTATTGACGCCACGACGGTCGCTGACGCGCTCGCTAAAGCCTACGAAGGCAATTACAAGGCGCTGCGATCACTTACACCCGAAATGGCAAACCTTATTCGTGAGGGCGCCGACCTCGACACGATCATCAATGTGCTTGGCGGCACCTTTGGTGGCGCTAACCAGGCGTTCACCGAAACCGCTGAAGGTGGCATGGCCAAACTCAACATTGCCTGGTCGGAAGCCACCGAAGCAATCGGTAGCGCCCTGCTCCCGGTGCTTGAAAAGTTGATCCCGATCATCACCAGCATGGCGTCATGGGTCGAGGAAAACAGCGGGCTAATCGTCAAATTGGCGTTGGCGGTCGGCGGTCTGTCGGCGGCTGTAGTTGTCGCCAACGGCGCAATGACCGCGTACAACGCCTTGACGGTAGTCACCAAAGCAGCAAACTTGGCGCTCACAGGATCGTTCTACGCAACGCAAGGCTCGATCGCCGCAATGAGCGCATCACTCGCCATTGTGACCGTCACCATTGGGGCGCTGTACGAGTTGTACCGCGAAGGCCCACGCGCTATTGCCGAATTCCTGCAACCGTTCAAACAATTCGGTGCCGCCATTGCCAACACCGTCATTTTGGTAGCCAACTCAGTCAACGCAATGGTCAACAGCGTGATCCAAGGCATCAACCTGGTCATCAAAGCCATGAACGTCATACCAGGCGTTGACATACCCGAAGTGCCTTACCTCAAAAACATTGGGTACATCAGGGTCGGCGACCTGCCTGGTCTCAGCAACGCCACAAGCGGCTACACAGGCGACAAAAACCTCGGGGTGCCTATTCCCTCGTCCGGGGGCGCTGCTGTCGTTGTAGCAGCTCCTAGCGTGCCTACAGGCGGCGGTGGCGGGGGTGGCGGGGGTGGCGGTGCAGCTGCAATTGTGGAAGCCCCAAACATGCTCGGCGCAGGCATTGCTAGCAACCCGTTTACATCGAGCGCCCGCAACGCCATGCTCGACAACATCACCGTCAACGTCAACGGCGGTTTAGCGACCAGCGCTGAGATCGGGCAGGCCGTCGTGGACAGCATCCGCGCCTACAACCGATCGGCTGGCCCGGCGCGCATTGAGGTCAGCGGGTACGTCTGATGCCCGGCACAGCAATCGTCCAATCAGGCAACTACTTGCTTGAAATTGACGCAGGCTTCACGATTGATGCATTTACCCTCGACGACGCAACTAAAGGCGTCTTAGATAACACGACGTATGTGTTGGATGGCACCACGCAGTTTGCTGACGTCACCGACGGCACCCTAAACATTGCGGTGCGTCGAGGTCGCAAGGATCAGGGCGATCAATTCAGCGCAGGCACCATGACATTCACACTCAACGACACGCTCGCTGACGGCATTTTCAACCCGTTTGATACCAACAGCCCATACTATGACGACAACCAAGACGTGCCTGGCCTAGCACCAATGCGCCGTGTACGCCTCGGCCGATACGACGCCAGCAACACGCTCGAATATTTATTCAAAGGCTATGTCGTCAACTACGACTACAACTTTGCCCTGGGCGGCCTCAACACGGTCAGCGTCTATTGCGCCGACGAGTTTTACCTGCTTGCACAGACCTACATGGACGCCTACAACGTGTCGCCTGAAACATCAGGCCAACGCATAGAAAGCGTGTTGAATTTGCCTGAGGTCGACTACCCGACCGGGCCAACCGCCCGCAACATTTCCACAGGCACCGTCAACCTAGGTCACGACAGCACCTACACCGTCCCCGCCGGCACAAACGTGCTTGCGTATTTGAACCAAATCAACGGCACCGCCGAATTCGGCCGCTTGTTCGTGTCTCGTGATGGGGTATTGACATTCCAAGATCGCATCGGTGCGACGCTGAGCGGATCGGTCGCCGACTTCAAAGACAACGGCACAGGCGTCAAATACGACAACGTGGGCATCACATTCGAAGCTGACAGCGTGGTCAACCGTGCCTACGTGCAGAACCTCGGCGGGTCTAACGCCACCGCAACCGACACCGCATCGATCGCCACCTATTTCATTCAAACCGAAAGCATCACCAACAGCCTGCTGGAGACCAGCGGATCGCAGCTGTCGGCTGCCGCCACCTACCTGCTCAACGGCGAACCCGAAGCCAGGTACACCGACGTCGCCACCAAATTCGCCATGTTGACCACCGCCCAACGCGACACCGTCGCCACAATCGACATTGGTGACACGATCACCATTGAAAAAACATTTCAAACAGGCACCGGAACAACCAGTCTTGGTCAAGAACTCTCAATTGAAGGCATCGAGCATCTGATCGATTTCAATACTGGACACCGCGTCAATCTCTATACAGCACCAACCACAATTGTCTACCAGCTGATACTTGACGATCCGACCTATGGCGTGTTAGACGCCCTCAATGTTCTAGGCTAAAAGGAGCAACTATGGCAACCCCCACCACCCTTCCATCAACATTTGTTGCGGGCAACGTACTGACCGCGTCGCAAATGAACAATTTGCGCGGCGCATTTCGTGTGCTCCAAATAGTCAGCACCACCAAAACCGACACCTACACAGACTCGAGTGCATCCGGCACACTCACCACGATCACCGGGTTGTCGGCCACCATCACCCCATCGTCAACGAGTTCTCAAATTCTTATTTGGGTATCGTTGAATTACGGCGCAAACGGTGGCAACCGCGCAATCTTTGGCCTAACGGGTGGCAACACCGCAACCGCATACCGTGGAGCTGCCGCAGGATCACGCCGACAAGTCGCCACAGGCGCACAATCCATCGACGCAAACGACGTTGTGCCCGTCACCATGCTGTATTTGGACAGCCCAGCATCAACATCAGCAATCACTTACGCAGCACAGGCCGCCGACATAGCAGGCGGCACTTTGTACATCAACCGCTCAAGCACCGACACAAACGCAACAAACTTTGCCAGGTACGCCTCAACAATCGTTGTTGCTGAAATCAGCGCATAATGAAATGGACACTTCGATTGTGGTGGCTTGTATCGGTGGCGGTTTCTCTCTACTCGTTGCGCTCATACATAAATCGACCAAAGAAAACCGTAAAGATCACGGACGGGTACACGAAGCGCTGGGCCGAATAGAACAAAAAATCGACCACCACACGGAGAACCACCCATGAGCAAGCAAACCAAAGCAATGCTCGCAAGTTACGCTCGATCTGTCATCGCCGCCGTTGCCGCCGTCGTCGCCACAGGGAACACCGATCCGCAAGACCTCGCTAAAGCGGCCGCCGCAGCTCTTTTGCCCGTCATCATGAGATGGGCCAACCCCAATGATCCGGCATACGGTCGTGGCAATAGCCAAAGCTAAACCAGGCGTCCCAGGCGCCACCGACTACATCGGCAATGCCGACGGCCCCGCCAAAGGCCCACGCGCAGGAATGGACGAATGGATCTGCCAAGCCGTCAAATATGCCAACGGCTCACTCTGGAACAACGGGTCGTGGGGACAACGCGATATGCGTGGCAAACCTGGCACATTGTCCGTACACGCCACCGGGCGCGCCGTCGACCTGTCTTACCGCGATATGCCCGATGATCGCGGAAAACCGAACGGGCGACAGCTCAGCAAAGTATTCATCGAAGCTTGCGTGGCAAACGCAAACACCCTTGGCGTACAAATGGTGATCGACTATTGGCCGCAGCCGTTCGGTCGAGCATGGCGATGCGACCGCATGGCATGGCAGGTCTACCAAAAAACCACCGTCCACGGAGCACCAGGCGGCGACTGGTGGCACGTCGAGATCACACCCAAAATGGCCGACCATCCCGATCTCGTAAAAGCCGCATTCCTCAAGGTATTTGAAGGTATTCCCGCATAGGCCCGTCCGATCCCCTAAGGTGGGATCACCGACGAAAGGAACCTAGCCATGACATTGAACCCATTAGCCGCACTTACCCTGTGTATTACAGCAGTCCTAGGGCTAACCACGCTCTACGGGCCCGCAAATGGCCTTTCAGGGCAACCTAGTGCCACCACCACACCCGCCTCATGGGACGAATACCCGACCACCACCGTTGGGCAAACCACCGTCACCGAAACCAGCCTGCCCACCACGATTGCAAACTGTGACGATGCCGTAAACCTTGCCCGGCAAGTCGGTTGGCCTGAAGATCAGCTCGACACGCTTGCCGTCGTCATGCTTCGAGAGTCAAATTGCACCCCGACCGCCCACAATGTTGACGACCCAATGGGCGGCTCATACGGCCTCACCCAAATCAACGGTTTTTGGTGCATACCCAACGCATCATGGCCGATGGGCTGGCTACAGGTGCAAGACGTCGGCGTCACCGACTGCTCGGAGCTGTACATACCCGAAGCGAACCTGCGGGCCGCGCTCGCCATCTACAACAATTCCGGGTGGGGCCCGTGGGCTACCACAGCACCGTGACACACCTGTGATAGAACATCCTTACATCGATCCCGACGACACACTCAGCAAGGAGACCCGACAAATGATGGCCGACAACTTTGAGCCGACCTCAGCATCAGCAAAACACCTGAAAGCACTCAACGAGATCGTCGACACGATCTTCAATCCACACAGCGACGTCATCCGACGCCTACGCACCATTCGAAACGCGATGACCTTGTGCGATCCTGAACCGCTCTATGACATTGAGACGATCGACAAGGCGATCGCAGCGTTGGAGAATGCACGATGAACTGCACCATTTGCAAAGGCGTCATCGCATGGCCTGACATTCAAGGCAAAACACATTTCGTGTGCGACGGTCGCGTACCAGCACCCAAAGGCATCACGCCATACGGGCAGGCAATGCAGATCAGCCAGGCGGTTGCCGACGCTCGATGGACGCCAGCACAACAACGCCAAGTTGACGCCGCCATTGACGCCTGCGCCCGCGAGATCGGATATTTCACCGCTGACGACGTGTGGGCCAAACTCGGTCAACATTTTCCAGTCACTAAAGGGCTTGCTGGTCGGCTCAATGCAGCTGTGCGACGCCGCACCATCGTGAACACCGGCGCCGTACGCCACGCCAATCGTGGCGGCCAGCATGATCACGCTCAACGCCTCACAGTATGGGCAGCAGCATGACAACGCCATTGCCTTGGAATGAAATGTATTGGGACGTTGAAACCGTCGCCCGAGCATTTGGCTTGGCGGTAAGTACGGTACGAAAAGCAGCAGAAGAAAGTGGACATTTAGTACCTGGTGTGCGCGCCATAAATTTCGGTACTGCAAACAAGAAGTTTTGGCGGTTTTCGTCGTTGGAAATTCGGCGTCATTGGATGGGCCAGTAATGGCGTTTGATCTCAGCAACTATGAAACCGTTGAGGATCGTTTGGCACGGTTTTGGCGTGACCACCCAACTGCCCGCATCGAGACCGCAATGATGGCCTACGACGGCGACAGCTGCGTATTCCGAGCCGAGGTCTACTTTGACGCCAGCCAGGCGACACCCACCGCGACTGGCTACGCCGAAGAAGTCAAAGGCTCAAGCCCAGTCAACCGAACATCATTCGTCGAAAACTGTGAAACGTCTGCGATCGGTCGTGCGCTCGCTAACTGCGACTACGCAACGCACGGCAAAAGGCCATCCCGTCAGGAGATGGCGAAGGTGCAGCGGGCGGGGGCGGGCAACCTTGCGCCCGGATCGGATGCCCCGCCCGTTGCGCCGGAATACATCACCACCGTCGGCGGATCTAAAGCCGCTACACCAAAACAGGTCGGCTACATGAAAGCGCTTGCAAAGAAACTGTCGCTCGATGAAGAAGGCTTATTCAATTACGTGCAACAGGTGCTTGCTAGTGATGCAGCTGTGCCCGAAGCCCTAACGATCGCCGAAGCCAACCGCGTCATCGACGCCCTCAAGAAAGACACGCAATGAGCCTTGACAACGCCGAAAAACTCATTGAACTTATTGCCAAAGTGTCTGCGCTTGACATTGAAAAACACGCAAAAGATGAAATCTTGAAGTATTTGCGCTGGGCGTTACGCAAAGCCGTCAAAAGCTACTGGTACAGCACAGAGATAACTGTTGACTAATGCTCACAGTCGGATCGCTGTTCTCGGGCATAGGCGGCTTAGACCTCGGTTTAGAACGGGCTGGCATGACAGTCCGATGGCAATCAGAGATCGACCCATACGCTTGCAAAATCCTGAAAAAACATTGGCCTGAGGTACCCAATCATGGAGACATCAAACAAATTGACTGGCGAACAGTTGAGCTTGTGGACGTCATCTGCGGCGGATATCCCTGCCAACCATTTAGCACAGCAGGAAAACGACGAGGCACAGACGACCCTCGACACTTATGGCCTTGGGTACGAGATGCCATTAGCGCACTACGACCCCGATACGCGATCTTGGAGAACGTCAGGGGACATCTCTCTATGGGGGGAACAACCGTCATTGGGGAGCTTGCCGAAATCGGGTATGACGCGGAGTGGCGTGTTGTATCAGCAGCCGGATTGGGTGCGCCCCATCGACGCGACCGACTTATTATCATGGCCTACCCCAACAGCCAGGGATGGCAAGGGCGCATCTGGCCACAAGAAATTGTCTCGACGTTTAGCGGATTTGACCTATCGGGCGCGCATTGTGGATGGGGTGACAACTGGAAGTCTGAACCCGAGGTGGGTCGAGTGGCTGATGGGGTTTCCCATCGGGTGGACAGACTTAGAGGATTAGGTAACGCAGTAGTACCGCAAGTTGCCGAATACATAGGCCGCCTAGTTATGGCAGCTGAACTAGATAACGCACAGACCTAAACCGATCGCACGGTGGATGGATGACACCCGGTAACGGGGGTAGATTGACGCGCCCTAAAACAGCAACACAAAGGTGGCGGGGCAAAGCGTCAAGGCGATGATGTTCAGCAAGTTAGTTAGTGGGACGCGGGTAGAGGCAAGCCGCGGGGTGGGCATTACACCCTTCTGTCTCCACGTCGATGGCTACAGTTGATAACAAACAATGCGCCACAAACCTGAACCCGACAACGCGATCGACCATGCACCCTGGTCAGCAAGCCCCCCTCAGGGGGGCGCAGCTGGATGGGGGGAGCCACGATGAACCGCAAAGAATACAAGTCGCCCGGCTACCAACAAGCCCGCAAAGCCCTACTAGCAGACAACCCAATCTGCCATTGGTGCCGACGCCGACCCGCAACCGAAGCAGACCACCTCGTCGAAGTAGACCGCGAAGGCACACACAACGACGGCCTCGTACCATCATGCAAACCATGCAACGCAGCACGAGGCGCAACACACCGCAACAAAAAATTGGCCGCGGCTAAACAGGCAAGAGACAAAGCCTTGAATGAATTTTTACACGCAAACGAGATCACA